GATTTTAAATCTAAATTATTGACAAAATTATTAATATAATATTCCATTGAATACCCAGAATTATAACATTCAATCATTTTTTTATAATGATAATCTGATGGTATACGTAAAAGATCATTTTTAAAAGATTTATATGTTAAATCAAAATAATAAAAATCAAAATGACAACTGTCAAATATTATTAGTTTACAATTTGTTTTTTTATGTTTAATAATATAGGTTGTAGATAAATATTCTACATCTCTATAATTGTCACTGATTGGTTGTGTTATAATTACATCACACTTATTTATTATATCAGTAAAATAATATTGGTCTATTGATTCTTTCCAACATGGAATATGAAATATATTTACAATATGAGATAAATTTAAAGTTTTTAAAATAGCGAATAATTGACAATTTCCATAAAACAATATATTCATTTACATTATATTAATATAAATTAAAACACCAAAAAAATGAAAATTATTATTTAACAGAAGAAGTTTCTACAACAATAAGCAATTAAATAAAGTTATAATAAAGTTATAATAAAATTTTAATTAATTAAATCATATAATCCATCCATAAAATTTACTTTTATTTTCCAACCCAAATCCTTTAATTTTTGATTACTTATATAATATCTTTGATCATTATAAGGTCTATCTTCAATATATACAATCCATTCATCATAGTCCTCAGTATTTTTTATCATCTTTATTAACAACTTTGTCACTTCCATTACTGAATATTCCATACCTTCGTCACAACCTATATTATAAATCTCACCGATTACACCCTTTTCTAAAATACATTCAAATGCAGATGCTGTATCATATGCATGTAAAAAAGCGCGAACACTTGTTCCGTTTCCTTGAATAGTTACCTTTTTATCTTCTTTTAATAATTTAATAAATAATGGAATTAATTTTTCTGGATATTGATTTTGTCCATAAACATTATTTCCTCTTGTAATAATTATAGGCATTTTATATGAATGTGCGTAAGACTGCGCAATCAATTCGGCACCTGCCTTTGTAGCTGCATATGGATTAGTAGGACATAAAATCGATTGTTCAGTTTTATGTTTTTCATTTATATCATTTAAGGATTCACCATAAACTTCATCGGTAGATACATGTATAAATTTCTCAAGTTTACCATATTTTCTGCAACACTCTAATAAAGTGTGAGATCCTACTATATTATCATTTGTAAATTTTATAGAGTCTTCAAATGAATTTTGAACATGAGATTGAGCAGCGAAATGTATTACATGTGTTATTTTATGTTCTTTTAAAACTTTATTAACTAATTCAGCGTGACACAAATTACCCTTTACTAATACATAATTGCTATCAGTGCGAATATTTTCTTCAACATTCTCTTCACTCGCACAATAATACATAGCGTCAATATTTACAAGTTTATTTACTTTTTCTTTTGGAAAATAATAATTTATAAAATTAGAACCAATAAAACCACAACCACCAGTAATTAATAAATTAACATTATTTTTTTCTAGTTCTAATTCCAAATCAAGTTTTTGTCTATATTCAATTAAACATTCTCTCACTGAATCCTTTATATGTTTAATTTGTGGAAACATGTTTTCTAATTTAATTGTTTCCAAAAAATTATTACTTCTATCAGCTGCCAAAATAGCGCGTTGTTCTTCCTGAGTAAAATTTTTCCATGTAAATGAAGGATCAACTATTTCTTTATACATTTCTAGTATTTCATTATGACTAATTAATCCAGGATTTGTTAAATTGACAGTTCCTGTAACCCCATTTTCCATCATACTAATCACAAAAGGTAATAATTCTGGTAATACTGTCATAGAATTTGGTACCGAACAAACCTTCTCATAATTAACAATTTTTGTAATAAAATTGCGTCCATTTTTCTCTCCTGTAATTGGCATACGAATACGCAAATTTAATACAGAATCTTTATATAATGACATTAACTGATCAGTAAACCCTTTCACTATGGAATAAGATGAACCAAAAAAATTTGGTAATGACGACTCTGTAAATCCATTTATTTCTTCACCAAAAGGATGTTCTTCATCAAATTTAAAAATACAACCGGTTCCTAAATATGTATAATGAATTTTATTTTTAGAGCACAAATCTGCTAAAATGATTGGAGAGAACAAATTATCACGAACATTTTCAAGTAATTTACCTTCTTGTTCTAAATAATCTATAGTTGTATAAACTTTATCGCCAATTTTACCATGAGTACGACCAATAAATGAAACTACATGACTAGGATTAATTCTACATAATTCTTCCTTTACATCTTCTATAGAATTAACGCGGCAATTTCCTTGAATAAAATCAATATTTTTACTTAATAATATATTAACAAATTGTTGTCCGATCCATCCTTTAGATCCATATACTAAAACTTTCATATATATTTAAGTATAAATTACAAAATTCAAAAATATTAATTTAAATAAAATTCTATATTATTTATACTACAATGATGAAGTGCAATAATATATACTTAAATGTAACCAAATAATCTTTCCATAAAATGAACATAACTACAATCTTTATTTAAAGTATTATCATCATACATATTTTGAAAAAATATAATTTTATAATTATCTATTAAAAATTGCAATACTTTATCCATTACACACTTTTGTGTTAAAAATATTGTCCCAGGAACAAATTCATTTGATGAATAAATAATATAATTTGTTGTAAAGTGATATGTATGTTTTTATAATGATTTTGATAAAATTTGTTTACTAAAATTTTATGATGATTTACTTTTAATACATTTAAATGATATAAATAACATAATTTTTGATAGTTTTTATCATTTAGAATTTAATATACCTAAATATAAAAATAATAAATAGTTTAAATTATGTATTTATTTCATTTATATAAAAGCAAATATGAAAATATTCCATAACATTTTAATGCTAGAGTATATTGTATTAAATGAAGATCTAAAACATATGAGTGAATTAAAAGCGAAAAAACACTATGAATATAATGGTTATACAGAAAATAGGAAATATAGAAAATATAAAGTATATATAATGGATAAGTATGCAAATATTCCGGTAGACTCTAATTTATTAGAGTATATTGAATTAAATAAAAATTTACGAGACATTAGTGAATTAAAAGCGAAAAAACACTATGAATATAATGTTTATAAGGAAAATAGAAAATATAAATATCAAAATATCCCTGTAGACTTTAATGCAAAAGAGTATATTGAATTAAATAAAGATTTACAACATATTAGTGAATTAAAAGCGAAAAAACACTATGAAAATTATGGTTATAAGGAAAATAGAAAATATAAATATCAAAATATTCCTTATGATTTTAATGCAAAAGAGTATATTGAATTGAATGAAGATTTAACTAATTTAACTAATTTAACTGATTTAGAAGCCAAAAATCATTATGAAAAATACGGTTTTATAGAAAATAGAAAATATAAAGTTATTGTACAAAAAAAATATTCAGAAGAAAATAGTGATGATAATAAATTAAACCAAATAAGTCGTAAAAGTATAAATAGTAATTATGATACTATGCATTCAGATAATTTATTAATAACAAGAAAATTTTTTTCAGAAAAAAACCACGAACACTTAAATTATAAAATAGATAATGGTATATTAAATATATTAAAAGAATTTATTTTGGTTTTAGATTTTCAAAATGGAGGAGGAGGCACTACTTTTTTTATAAATACAATTATATCAAAATATAAAAATAACCAAACTTTTGTTATAGCAAGAAATTATGATAATCTACTTCATTTAAATATAAATGAAGAATATGATTTAAATTACAAATACTCAGAAACGGAAAGTATTAGTTTTTTAAATACTTATAAAAATATTATTTCTAAAATATTTATAAATCATCTATACAATCACAATATTAGTTTTATAAATAAAATTAACACATTAGGTAAAGAAATAATAACTATTACACATGATTATTATAATATTTGTAGTAATCCACAACCATTTTTCCATGAAATTGTAAATTCTTATATAGAACCTAGAATACAAAGCAATTTGATAATAACACAAAATAAAATCAATGTTTTACCCTTTTCCCAAAAATGTAATAACATAAAAATTATGGAATTACCTGATTATAAAAATTCAGATAAAAAAATTGATTGTACTAATAATAATATTGTTGTTGCTATTCTAGGTAATATAAACGATATTAAGGGGAAAAAAATACTTGAAAAATTAATAACAAGTTATAAAAATACAAATATTAAAATAATAGTTATAGGTTATACAATAATTGATAATTTTACTGATTATTATTATTATAATAGTATTACAGAGTTTAATAATATACTTATTAGTCAAAAACCTAATATTTTATTAGAGTTATCAATATGGCCCGAAACTTATTCATATACATTAACTTTATGTATGATAACAGAATTACCAATTTTGATTTTAAAAAAAAATTTTATTTCAGTAGTTGAGAATAGATTAAAAAATTATTCAAAAACACATTATTTTTCATCATTTTTAGAATTAGATGCATTAATAAAAACAAAAGCGCAAAATTATTTATACACAATTTCACCTATTTTATATTATAATACTGATTGGAATAATATATTTTTAACAAAAACAAAATTAAGTCTAAATATAAATATTAAAAATAATTTTATACATGATATAAAACCTTATTTTATATATTTTCCTCAGTTTCATAAAATAAAAGAAAATGACTTATTTTTTTATGAAAACTTTAATGATATTAAAAATTTAAATTTATTCAACAATAACAACGAGATTACTATTGATACTCCTTTATTAGATTATTTACATTTGCAAAATATAGATGATTATGATTTATCTAATTTAAATATTATTCAATCACAAATCAATTTAATAAATGATTACGGTTTTAGTGGATTTGCCTCTTATTATTATTGGTTTTCTGAAAATAATGTAACTGGGGAAAATCTTATAATGGATAAGGTAATTAATAATTTTTTTAATCCAAATATTAATATGAAAAATTTAAAAGTATTTTTTATATGGGCTAATGAAAACTGGAGTAATAATAAAGCATTTGGAATGAATGAAAATATTAATATATTAAATGATTATAATGAGAAAAATTTTATTAAAAATTCTGATAAGTTAGTTGAATACTTTAAAAATGAGAATTATTTAAAAATAGATAATAAACCAGTTTTTTTTGTTTATCATAATTATTTAATTGAAAATATAGATATATTTTATAACATACTTAATAATACCTGCATTAAAAATAATTTTAATGGTGTTCATTTAGTATTAAATTCATTTTTAGATGCAAATAAAAAATATAATAATTTTTATATAAATTTTAATTATAAAAAATACGATTCTAGATTTTATAATGATAAAACAAAACAAATTAAGTTAGATTATAAAGAATATTTAGATAATAATTATCATTTCAAGGAAAATTGTATTCAAACTATAGTAACTGATTTTAATAATAAACCACGATTATATAAACCAAATAGATTAGAATATTCAACAATATGT